ATAGCAGTATTTAAAGGTTTTGTAACAGTTTGTTCACCCTTAACAATCCAACTCAAGGTAGTACCGTCCACAGCACCTAAAGTGTTATTAATAGCGGTTTGTACCATACCGATTGCTTGAGTTTCATAACCCTTTAATTTAGAATCTAACATAGCTGTGAATTTATCCATAATTCCTGCTTTATTTTTTGTTGGGCCTTTTATAACACCCGCAGGAGATAATGTAGTCTCAGTCAATCCATTCATAATAGCATCAGCATAATTAATAGTTCTTACCATATCAGTTTCATTATTAGTTCTAGTTAAAAATCTACCAGTTATGTCGCCTAATTGATTTTCAGTTCTCATTATACTTTCAAACAAAGTACCTTCACCATTTTTAATGGTATCCATAGTATAAGTTTTAAACCCAAATTTAACTGTACGTAATGTTGGTGATGTGTCTTGAGTATAATTATATTCCATGTTATCAACATCCATAGGAACACAATCAGAATACGTGAAAATTTTTCTTGGTACAAATCCATTACCTGTGGCTGTTTTTCCAAATCCACCTGTTCCCCCGTTACCACCAATTCTAGTTAATGCAATCATAGTGATATTTGCTTTTAATTTAGACTCTTTTAAACTTGCGTGTGATACAGCAACCATCCAAGGACGTAAAACATAATCTACAAATGAAGTATTATTTTCTAATATTTTAACATCTAAAGTATTAAACGGTGTTCTACCCATACCCACAACACCTTGTATATAACCAGTATTCGTTGTACCAACTCTATTTAAAGTTCCACTATCACCAACCACACTAACGCCTTGGGCTAATAATAAATGTTTACCATTAAAACTATACTTATTCATTTCCTTTAAATCATATATAAATAAACCCTTTTCATAGGCATTTAAAACTTTACTTACATTTGCACAAACGTCTTGAAAATCAATATCGATAAGCCATATATCATTTAATGATATACCACTAAATTTATTTAAAGTCGTCGTTAAAAATTGGTTATATAAATTGTAAAATGCTGGATTAAATGGTGTAATAGCAGATTTTAAATCCATATTTTGATTCTGATTTTGAGCACGTTGTTCATATTTTACCCAATCAGGGTTTACTTTAACAGGAACATTATTTGGAGTTTCTTGAAATTGCGGAAAAGAATCAAGACCACGATCTGCTTCCATATCAAGTATAGGAGTAAATCCAGTATCCTTGAATAAGTCATTTGGTGTATATTGAACTGGTGTTTCTTTTTTTAATAGATTAGCAATATTCAAATTCGCTGGTATGAGACTTCTAATTGTTGTTGACATAATACACCTTTAAAGTATTTATAAGAAAAGACAAAAAAACACCGTCAAGTTATAAACCTAACGGTGTTTTCAATAATCTTAATGATGAACTTAAACTTCGTTCCACCACTGATATGCCATCGTAGCATCAAATTCTCTTGGAGCACCAGCACCTTGAATGTCATAAGATACTTCACCCAACTTGACAATATAAATACCCTTGAGTTCGTATGTACGAATTGCTGCAAGATTCTTATCAAGTAACTGTACGGTAGCAGTTTCCACTGGCACACCATACTTACCACTTGAGGTGTTGACATCAAACAACTCGGTCATCCAGGCACTTAATTTTGAACGAATATTATTCGCTTCATCTGAGTGGAATTTAACAGCCCATCCATCTGATCCTGTATACTTGACAGAACCTGGTACGTTAAATTGTAAACCCATATAATTCACAGCCTGATTGGTGATTTCTTTTCCGGGTAAAGTAGCGGTCTTAATATAGACCATATCATCAGTTCCAAGTGGCCCTAATGTTACCACACGAAATTGAAAGTCTCTAGCGAATTCACGCTGTTGAGCGATGTCATAGAATTTTTGGATGCCAAGTTCTGCCATAATTTTTCTCCTTATAAAGTGTTTCTTATAATTATTTAGTATTTTGTCCGTCAATTCTATCGCTTTTTAAAATATTTTCTAATTGCCATAAAGGTTGAAGATTGGTATAATGAAAGCATTTCTTTTGTTGTTCTGGATCACTTAAATCGAATGATGCACATGGTATAATGTGATCCATATTCCATTTATCTATACCAAAACCATAATTATCCCAATTCATACCATTATTGAACTGTTGTTCTAAATGTAATTTTAATTGTTCCATAGTACAACCTAATAAGTCTAAAGTTTTCTTACACTTATTTTTACCCTTTAAAACATGATGTAATCGTCTACGAAGATTACAAATTAATTTAAAATTTATATCATTAACTCTACGTTGTTTTTGTTTTAAATAAATCTCAGATTTATGATTTTCATAATATTTTTTAGTGAGTTTACTATGATGAGCTTTATTTTGCTGATACCATTCATCTCTATATTTTTCGTAATACTCACTGTGTTCTGTATAATATTTCTTACGATTAATATCCATATGTTCTTTATTATCTTGATAATATTTCTGATTTTTAATCTTTAATCGTTCTTCGTGTTTTAATCTATAAGCTTCAATATTTGGTTTATTATTTTTATCGTGACATTCTTTACAGATAGTTCTATACTTATTCTGATCTTTTCTAAAATAAAATTCTGTAGTATCTTTTTCTAATTTACATCGTTTACATATTTGTTTCATAAAATTTATTTATACCTTTCAAGTTACGAAAAAGACGAGCTTTTACACTCGTCTTTCTCTTTTTATTAACCAGCCAATTCCTTAAAGTTAGCATCAGTACGAGTTGCATAGAAAGTACAGATGATGAACTCAGCAGTTCTAACAGGCTTCAAGTAAATATCCACAGCCAATTCATTGTTATCAATTGTTTGTGGGGTGTTATTCTTTTCAGAACAGATTAACAAGTAATCATAAACACCTTCATTATTCTTAGCCAAGTCGAATAAAGGCTTCAATGTGTTGATAACTCTAGTACGTGTAAACACAGTATTAGGTTCAGCAACGAAATATCTCATTGTCTTCATTGTAGCACGTTCCAAAGTCAAGAACAATCTACGTACATTGATTCTGTCAAAGGCAGAAGGCTTAGTTTGAAGAGTCTTTTGACCCCAAACTGTAATGCCATCACCAGTGAAGAACACTACAGGATTGATACCAATCTTATAGATAGCGTCCTGTTGTTTTTGATTTGTACGAACAGCAATGTTTGTAACACTTCTTACGATACCGTTGTTCAAGCCCATAGGAGCAGCCCAAGGATACAATAAAGAATCTAACTTAGCCATAATTGCGGCTTGATATCCTGAGAATGGCATCCAGATATACTTCTTAGCAGAGGCATCATAAATCTGTACCCAATTTGCATAAGCACAAGAATAACTAGAATTTGCACCATTATAAAGATTCTTCAATGGTGTCATAACATGTTGAGGGAAGTTACGACTCTTGCTATCCAATGTCTTACTATTCTGACCTTGTACGAAAATACCACGAACAGGATCGGAAATATGAAGACAATCTTTACGAGTATCTTGACAGAACGTATTGAATATGTTATATACCGTTCTATGAGCAGAGGCAAAAGGTCCAAGATTACCATCAGTTGAGTTGCCTAAATCACCCATGATATCAACAGTATTTCTAGCATCATCGAATACCATATCACCCGGAGGAGTAGCATCATATGTGTATGTCCAAATTGTGCTTAAACCACCATCAAGTACAAGGTCGATATCCATATCAAGAACACTATCAACAAGCAATAATGCTCTATCAAGTTTCTTAGGAATATCACCCGTATAAGTAGCAACACTATCGGTCTTCTTACATGGTTTGTAATTACCAAGAGGATTCAAAACCTTATCTGCATCAGTATTAATAACTTCCTTAACATTACCAATTTCAGCAATATTAGGGTTTACATACATATTAAGATATGTAGAATCAGTCTTAACTTTATCAGCAATATAGAAACTCTGAGTTGTCTTTGTAACTGCATCTGTACGAAGATCAGTAGCCATTAAACCACCAGCAAAACGTTCAACTGGTGTGAAATAAAGCTTGTTAGGATCATCAGCATATACTGATGTTCTCAAACGGAATACATAAACAATAAGAGAGTCATCGAATGTTGGATCACTAAAATCATAAGGGAAAGCAGTTTCAACAACTTGAGAAATGCTTCCGTTAGAATTAGAATCGCCAGTTAAGGTAAATCCAAGAACTGATGAAGCAAGAGGTGAAAGAACCGTGGTATTACTCTTAAAGGTGTTTACACCAAGAATTGAGTTATAACCACTAAGAATGTTATCCTTCATGGTTGAGTTATCAGCTACAACAACATAGTAACCCTCTTGTTTCTCGTCAATTGTGGTCTTACCCTTATTAACGATAATCATACCAGCGTTACCAATATTACCAATACCTGTTACAGCCTGTCCAGCAGTAGCGTTCCAAGTAATATTATTAACTTGTAAATCTTCGTATTGTGATTCGGTTAAAGGAATAACTGTAGGAGCACCAATCTCAAGTGAGGTTGTTGTCTGGAACATTGTTTCATTACTATAAGTGTAATTATACGTAGCAAAAATCTTATTTGCAGAAATAGATACATTTGAAGTAAGTGTCCAAGCACCTGTACTACCAATAACTGATGAGCTTAATGATGTAAATTCTGGAGCATAACTACCAACTGCACTACCAATATAAAATGAAGGTGTAGGTACACCATTTACAGATAATTTATTAATATCTGCAATAAATGTTGGCAAAAATCCAGCAAAAGCCACATTAGCAGATGTTGCAGAACTTGAAGTAAATACTAGTTCATCTGTTACTGTAGCGGTAAGAACTGGCGTTAAACCTGTCTTAGCCATAGAATAGCAAAGAGCAGTATACTCACCATCGAATCCAACACCAGTACCAGAACCATAAGGTAAACGGGTCGTATACAATGTTGCAGGTGAATTCAAAATTTCTGCGGCTGCATTATAAAAATAACGTTCAGCAGGATTAGTAGGACCAGCATCAGGTCCACCGAAATAAATGTTGTCTAAATCTTCCTTAGAAGAGATTAACAATAATTCGTTTGTTGGGCCTTGACTTGCAAAACCGTGTAATAACACCTTAGTTCCAACTGGTGTATTAACTCTCAAACTTAAATCAATTTCTTTAATTTCAACTCCCGGGCTGTCTATGGTTCTCATATTTTGTTTTCTCCTTATTTATAAAATCAGTAAAGTTTTACTAAAACTCATTCTTTTCAATTATTTAGTTTTTTTAAAACCGAATCCTTTGTTTTTCTTCAAATTATCTTTCCACCATAAAGGTTGAAGATTTGTGTACCAAAAGGCAATTTTAACTTGTTCGGGATCAGATAAGTCAAATACACGTAATGGTTGAATATGGTCAAAATGCCAACCAAACTTGCCATGATTTTCCCATGTCATACCATCTTTAAACTGGTTTTCTATATATTCTTTTAATTTTAATGGTGTGCAACCTAAATAATCTAAAGTTTTACGATCTTTAATATATTTATTACGTTTTAATACTTGTCTAATACGACTACGTTGACTACCAATACATTTCTGAATTGGATCAGTATTTCTTCGTAATTTATTTAATTCACGACGTTTTTCTCTATTTTTTCTCTAGACTTCCTCTTTAATTCATTAACATGATCAGGCATTTCTTCACGACGGGTTCTTGCATACTCAGATTTTTCTTGTATATGATTTAAATAATATTGTTTATTATACACATTACGATGATTATTATCATTTAATCTAGCATTATTATCACACCAATATCTGATTAACGCTTTACTTACATTAAGTATATTACCAATTTCACCATAAGATTTACCTTCTTCTCTTAGAGTTTTTGCTAATATCTTTTCTTCATTTGTATGTATTATTTTCATGTTGGTGGATCAACTAAACTCACCTGCACCTGACCATAAGCAAAATCAAACGAACAAGGGATATCTTCACTACTTTGATAATCGTAATCAAATCCACCTAATTGCGTAATAAATGCATGTTTATAATCAAATTTAATTATATTCACATTATATTCATCTTTAGCATACAATGTCATAGTTGTTTGATATGCATCGTATGGTTTTTGCATTTTAATTTCTTTATAGCGTATTGGATTATTTTTCGAGTCTTTTCTCATAGCATCAATAACTTTTTGTGGATCATTATCAAATTCTGCAAATCTAGGGTCCATACCACTTGTATCAGGATTATTTAAAATGTATAACCACTTCCAGAGGTAAAAATAGTTATTATAACGGTTATCAATTGTAAATTTAACCTTTGTTGTAGGATATCTAGAACGTGTTTGACTAGTAATATGCATAGTTTGTCCCATAAAACTCATGGGAATTTCACTAATAGTGTGTGTAGGTAGATTTATACTAGCTACAGAATATTGCATACTATCTTGATTTAAAAAATCTTTACCACGTTCACAACGAGTTAATTCATTTAATAAAATTGGTGGTGTTGTAATAATTAAAATAAATTTATCAATTTTTGACTTATTGAGTACTGTTTGTGGTGTATTTTCTAACATGATCCATTTCCTTTGAAGTATTTAGCTAAATAATTAGAAATAACAATGAAAACATTCAAACAATTTATTTTAGAATCAGAAGCAGATGTAAATGAGCGTTGGTTAGAACTTCGTAGCGAAGAATTAGCGAATATTATTGGAGAATTTAGACACAGAAAACCAAATACAACACAAGGTTGGACAGTTGTACCAGCAGCCAGATTGATTAAAATTTGGAATGATTATGCCAAAACAGGGGTAATTCGTGATACTAGAGGTTTAGATGTAATCGTAGATAGAATGATTAGAAATACAATAAGATTGAGTATAAATACAGAATTATTAGGACATACCCAAAACGAACCAAAATATCTATTTGATGAATATGATGATGAACACCCCATGACACCAGAAGAAGATGAAGCTTTAGGTGATTTTATTGTAGATCAAAATGGTGCTTGGAGATTAAGTGATTATGGTTTACCAAAATTAGGGAAAATTTTATTTTCACTTATGTCAGCTACAGGTGATGTTGAGAAATTGTTATTGGTAGATCAGATGCTTAATGTTGTCCACGCTAGATCAGATTTAGCTGGTATGTTTGTAGAGGGTGGACAAAAAACCTTGAATAAATTAGCGAGTTAATATGAAAACATTCAAACAATTTATGCTAGAGAGTCAGAATCTATCTGATGAACTATTCCATATGAGAACTCGTTGGAAAGAAATGGGCGTAGATGTCTATATCCATGCAAGAACAGATGAATTAAATTTATCAACTATTAAGGTAGATAAAGATAAACGTGGACAAGGACTTGGAACTACGGTTATGAAGGAAATATTGGATTTTGCACAAAAACATAACTTGAGAGTAACTTTAACACCTTCAAAAGATTTGGGTGCAACATCTGTAGGAAGATTAGTTAAATTTTATCGAAGTTTTGGGTTTGTACCTAATAAAGGAAGAAATAAAGATTATCGTATAAGTGATACTATGATTTGGACACCAAAAGGGATAAATAATTAATATGAAAACTGACATGAGACAAAACGAATTTTACAAG